AAGGGCTACCCAAGCGTGGAGCCAGGGAGACGCACCCGCCGATAGCCACCACGTCCCCATGAGGGCCTACTACAGCGGTCGGGTTCTCGCTCCTCACGATTCCCCTCATTAGGCTGTCGTAGGGACTCGGGGAGCCTGCTAGGGCGATTTCCGTTCTGTCAGCCTCGCGTAGCGTCAGGGCCAGCTCGGCAGCATCCTCGGGGGTTGCTGTGCGGAGGGTCAGGTTAGACATGCTGCCCCCGTGCTACGTGGTAGCCCTCCCAATCGATGCTGATGAAGGAAGACGGATTGGGGGTTTCATTGATGAGCGTCACTTCGGATGAAGTGTTGCGGGACATCACGGGGACCGCGAAGCGGCCTGAGTTGGTGCTGTCTCTGCCGATGGTGGCCGAGAGGGTGCCAAGGTTCTTTGTGGTGCAGCGGTAGGCCACGGTGGGGTAACCAAGCCGCGACACACGAACATCGAAGGCCCCAGCCTGCGCATAGTTGACCCACGCTCGGGTGACCTGTGTGCGTCCCCGCGTGACCCCGGCTGAGCCCGCGCCAGCATTCTCCCGAACGAAGAAGCATCCAAGAGTTGCTGAGAAGGTGTAGCCCTTGCCGACCTTCAAGGTGCAACCTGTGAGGTCTCCAGCAACCTTCACAGTCGATGAGCCCACTGTGACTTGAACGTCCCGAATCGTCCCTGCCTTGATCTTTGCGCTGCCCCCAGTGACCACCGCGAAGTAAGCCCCGAAGTCTGGCATGTAGGGAAGCGCGAAGCTGCTTACTGGCGGATAGACACCAGGCGCCGACGCGGTGATCTGAGCGGGCTTCACCTCCACCGAGCGGTCTACGCGATATGCAATCGCTGCGGTCAGGTCAATCTTCTCCACGTTGTGCGTCGTCGTCCCGTTGGTCGCGGGCCGGTCGATCAGAAGATAGAGGTTCGTCTTGAGGACCCCCATCGCTTTCACCACTGCGCCCGCCCCAAGGTCCCACTTGTGCCACGCGCTCTGCAATCTCTCAGCACCGTTTGTGTAGAACTGGTAGACATAGAGGATGCTCGGCTCATACTGACTGAGCGCAATCAGCAGATTGTTGACCGGGCTGATGGCTATCTTGTGGACACCTTGAGGGACGTATTCAGGGACATGCCCACTCACATCCCCAGCCTGCGCCTTGCTGTCGATACCGTCCAAGTAGAAGTTGTAGAAGGCGGTCCACGCCCCGCGATCCACGGGGAAGTAGAGAGTTGAGCCGAGGCCCACAGGTCGAACAGTGGCGGAGCACTCGAAGTCGGTAACCCGCTGCGTGCTCGCGTTCTTTGGCGTCAGAGCGGCGTCGCTCTGGAGTTCAAACTGGGCCGTCTCAGAGAACAGGAAGAGGCGCTGCCCGAATGCCACAGCGTGCCTCAGGATGGACAGCTTGGCGGAGCTTGTGATATTCCCCGAGAGCGGGTCCGAATCGAGCAGTTCCGTAACCGTTGTGCGGAAGAAGTTGTAGTACGAGCCGGACTCCGAGAACGCGAAGCCCTCGTGGGCTAGAAGGCCGAGACGATCCTGATAGAAAAACAGGTCGTGAATGTTGTGCCCAACAAAGTAAGGCAGAGCATTTGTCTCGCTGTCCCCGACCTTCTGCCTATCCCAGTTGATGGGTGCCAGCATGAAGCCATTCGCATAAGGCGTCAGCTTGTGGGGCATCGTGGCGGGGTTGAGCGTGTAGGTCTGTGAAAGCGGGTCTGCAACCTCACGCCACACGTTTGTGCCGACATCGAATTGCAGGTAGTAGTCGCCTGCTGCTGTGGCGTCTCCGCCTTCGACCTTCACGTGGAACCCATTCGGGACCTTGCTGGAGGGAAGCTCAGCGATGCTCCGCACAGAGCGGTAAATGATTCCGCTGGCGGTTCCCCCTTGACCGTCTTCTACCGTCATCCCTGCGGGCGCATTCGGGAAGTAGATGACCGAGCCGTTCGCGGAGCAAGAGACCCCTGCTGTCTGGAGCTGCTGTGTGAGGATGGCCGCGATGAGCGAGGTGTCCGCAAGAGGGGACATCCAGGCAGCTTGGCCGTCAGCGGTCGTCCATGAGGCGTCCGCTTGCCCGGGTACGTGAATCTTGTAGGTACGCCCGTAGTTGCCCGCCTTGATCCATACGAGTGCCGGCGTGGTCGAGGGCGAGGTGGCCGGGATGCCCGTGGCAGCAGCGACCGCCGTTCGGTTCAGGAGGAACGTGGTGTCCCCCTCTTTCACTGCGCGGAGGTCCGTAGGGGGCCACCCGGTTATCAAGTAAGAGGACGCTACGCCAGCTTGCGGGGTGCCTGTGCTGTCGTACATCTGCACGGGGGCGCCACTCTCGTTCAGTACGTGTACGTGCCCAGCGGAATTGATGTGCAGCCAGTAGATGCCACGCCCCCCATAGTCGAGCATTTCGTAGAAGCCATCCCCAAACACGGTTGTCTGACCGAGGTGGGCACTTCCGGGGCGCTTAGAGAGGCCCGTAGCAGGCGAGGAGTGGCCGTTTACCTGATCCCGCATATGGGACGGGAGGCGCAGTAGTTCGGGCTGCTGAGACACCCCGCCAATCAGATTTGGAATGCTTGCGTTGATCTGCGTCATTTGCTACGGCGCAGCATCCGGCGCATGTCGGGGGAGTTGAAGATGTTGTGATCTGCGTTGCGCCCGAGAGAGCGACGAAACGACATGAGAGCCTCGCGTTCGTCTTCGGCTGTGAAGGTTGCGAGGGTGGTAGAGCCAACCTGGCGCTTCTGGAAGACACGGCACGCGCGAACAGCGATGTACCGGCGAGCTGACTCAGGGAGTTCCCCGAAGGGGAGGAGGACAACCATGTCCACAGCGACTGGTGCAGTGAACTTGAACGAGTGGTTCACCCGGTCGTAGAGGCGGCGACCTCTCAGGACGACATCGATGCCATCGTCAGGGGACACCGTATCGATGTCCACGCAGTTGATCGGGACTTCAATTTCGCCTGTGAAAGCGCCCGGTTGCAGCTTCAGCCCTTTTTCGGTGTTGAAGTGATGGCCCTTTGATTGAATGTCCCGAGAGATTTCCGCCAGCGTGTTGATGGCGATGGCCGTGTCCAGCGAGGTGACACCAATGAGGGTATTGACGGGTGCCTCGCCGATGGTGCCCAGCATCTGATTCACCGCGTCGAGTTCGGTGGTTGGAGTGAGGGTGGATGCCATAAGGCGCTTTCAAAGAAAAAAAAGGAGGCCCCCTTTCGGAGGCCCCCTTAGGAGTCGTGTTGTGTGTGTGGCGAGCCGGTCCGGGTCGTATCCCGCGTCTCTGCCTTGTGCGGCCACCACACATGACGGGGTGCTTAGACCTTCGCCAGCTCCACAGCCGTAGCCGGGTTCAGGATGCCGTGGCCCATGGCGTACTTGGCAACCATCAGGGTGCCTTGCCAGCGGACGCTGTATTCGGCTTCCATGGTGATGTCCATGAGCTTCAGGGCGCCCACGGTGTCCTGCGTGAAGACGATGCCCACGGTCTTCGAGAAGTCGCCCATGTACTTGTCGGTGAAGCCAGCGGCCACCGTGCCAGTCGTGATGGCCGAGTTCGGAACGTGCGTGCTCTTGTAGATTTCGATACCGGCGACGCGGAGGACCTTGCCGTCCGCGAACACGCCAGCACCGCCCCAGTCCTTGTTCAGGACCTTGGTGTTCTGCGCGAGCTTGTTGTAGACGGCGGGGCGCAGGTAGACGAAGCGGCCGTCTTCCGGCACGTTCTTGTTGTCCAGCAGCGTTGCGGCATCGAACAGGGAGGCCACGAGGGCGTCCATGTCGGTGTCCAGGCTGGCAACCGTGATGACCGAGCCGCCTTGATCCGTGGAGATGCGAGCGGCCGAGCGTGCAGCCTTGACCGCCGTTTGCAGCAGGTGGCGATCCAGTTGGTTCGCCAGAGCGTTGCCCAGCTTCTTGCCATAGGGGGCACGCACATCGTAGTGGTTCATGGCTTCATCGATGTTGGCGATGAAGGTGTCCGCGATGAGCGGCATGTCCACGGTCAGCGTGACCTCGTTGTGGACGATGGCGGTGCCCACGATTTCAGTACCCGGCGAGTGGTACTTGGCGGTCGTGTTGCCGATAACCGGGAACTGCGCCGAGCGGCCGTTCGAGATGGTGCGTTGCGTCACCATCGGGAGGACCTTGTTCACCTCGTCGAACTGCGTCAGGACTTCGCCCGAGAACTGCTTGAGGAACAGGGCGAACTGATCGCCCGTAGCTTCGACTTGGCCGAGACGCGAGGGGGTGGTAGGCATGTGTGTATGCGCTTTCTGAGACTGTCTCGAATGCGAGACGAGAGAGACATGCGGAAGCGCCCCGAGCCGTTAAGCGCGAGGGTTCCGAAGATGGGGATGGGAGGACGCTAGGCCGTTAGGGCTTTGCGTTTTTCTTGTCGAGGGTTCGGAAGTAGCCGAGACCGAGGAGACCGAACAGGAGGGTGAGAAGTTCGCTGAAGTCCATTCGCGGCGGAATGGTCCAGCCAAAAGCGTTCGCGCCGATGTAGGTCACCAGAGGGGCGCCGATGTACTGAGCGAAAAGCGCGGCTGCGCATATCCAGCCTACAGCGGGGCGCCAGCCGGAGACGAACAGGGACTCGCTTGCGGCCTCTACCTTGTTGACTTCAGCTTGCGCCTTGTCGCCTTCGGTGATCGCTGCGAGTTCCGCCAGTTCGCCCCGTTGCTGCATGGCGAGGAGTTCGAGCTGAGCCTTCGCCTTGTCCTCGGGGTTCGGGAACACCCGGTCAAACACCTTCTCCAAGAGGCCCCCTAGGGGAACCAGATCGGAAAAGATGCTCATCTCCGTTGGAGGTCATCCGGAGATGCCGCGAGGCGCTGGCGCACCTGTTCACGGAACGCCGGGTCCTTGGCGTACAGCGGGTTCTTCATGTCGGCCGTTACCTGTGCCCAGGAGGCATAGGCAGCGGTCGCGCCGGAGGTCACGTTGTCCTTCTGGAGGAGCGTGGGTTCTGCAGGGTTGGCAACCGTGTGCCGTGCTTGGAGGCCAGCAACAGCCAGTTGAGCCCGTGCTGGGTCACCCGAAGAGACCTCAGCGTTGAATGCCGCCTTCTCCGCAGGGCTCAGCGATTCGGCGGCCCAGGCAATGACCTCGGCGTACTTCTCGGGGGTGCCCACCGTGGCGGTGATGACAGACGATTCGTAGGCGTCGGCCTGCGCCTGGCGGCCTGCCATGTATTGCTCGAAGTCAGCCTTCGAGATGCCTTGCGTGGCTAGCTTGGCGAAGGACTCCTCTGAGATGCCACCGGCCGCGTACTCGGCGGCGAGGCTCTCACGGGTCAGACCGGCCTTCGTGAGGATGTCGTTGACGGCACCTTCGGGGGCAGCGGGCGGAGCGGCGGCAGGGGTTGTAGCAGGGGCAGTGGGGGCCGCAGCAGGAGCTGCAGCGGTGGGCTCAGCCGGAGGTGCCGATAGGCCAGCAGCCGCAGCCGCTTGACCTTGCTCGTACCGGGCCACCATCGCTGCGTCGTGTCCTTCCGGTGCAGCGCTACCGCTGGCTGCGGGGATCGTGACGGAGCCTTGCATCAGAAGTGCAGCGCCACCGAGGAGCCTTCGAGCGTGAAGCCCTTGGCGTTGGGATGACGGGTCTTCAGGACTTCGTAGCCCTTGGGCAGCTCCGACATCGGGAGGATCGTGCCGACCGCGGATTCCGGGGGCAGCGGGGTGCGCTCGGTCACATCACCGAGGTTGTTCACCACGGTTTCATTCTGCGCCGATTGCGCCTTGCTGGTTGCCATTCTGCATTCCTTGTTTCAGTAGTTGTCCGCCTTGGGTGATGGCGGGGTTGAGCCCTTGTTGCATCATTTGCTGCATGAGGGCTTGTTGCTGGCGCTGAGCTACTTCTTCCTCCGATGGAATCAAGCCTTGCGTATCTACCCCGCAGGATGTGAACACACGGTCGATGAAGTCGGAGACGTTGACTCGCTCTTTGATGACCTCGGGGCCGAGCACAGCGATCTTTGACATCGCAAGCTCCAGCTTCGCCAGGTCGTTGCCTCTTCCGAGGGCTTCCATGCCAGTGATGATGACCGGCGAGACGGCCTCCTTAGGAAACGCCGGGAGCTTCTTCTGGCGCTGGAGCACGTACATCACACGGCTCACGAGCGGCATCTGAAACTCTTGCGATAGGAGGCTGTAAATCCCGCCGAGGGAGTCTTCCAGTTCACGGGCAACATACCGAATCTCTTCAGCAGTGACCCGCTCTCCGCCGCGTTGAACGGCAGAGTTCATCAGGAAGGCGAAGCTCAGACGTTCCGTTATCGTGTTCGCTTGTTCGAGCGCCACGCGGAAGTCGTTGTACTTCTGGAGTTGCAGGGTGGTCACGTCATTCGCCATGCCATCCCGGAAGGCGCCGTTCGGGGCATCCTCAAGGTCTTGCTTCTCAGTCGTTCCGTTCGGGTTCACCAGAAACAGCACCTTGGCTGCAGCGATGGCACCTTCGAGGATTGCCTGAGAGAGACCTTCGAGGGAGAGGAGGTCGCCGATGTACTCGTGGACATAGCCACGGCCATAGTGCTTCCCGTCCTGCTTGATGAGGCGCAGCGGAATCCACGGACACTTACCCAGAGGGTAGGTTCCATAGGTTCCCGGTACGCGCTCCCCGGCGACTTCCTGATACGCTTCCCACCGGTCTTTCAATCGGCGGACGTGCGTGTAGATCGTGACTTCTTCCTGCGACTTTTGGCCCTTGTTCTCGCCCTTAGAGATGGCCTCTTGGACGGAGATGGGCAGCGCGACTTTGGCGACCTTTTCTTGCAACACAATTTCCAACGGGTTGCCGGTGTAATCCCGGCGACACACGTAGGAATGCAGTGAGTACATCTTGATCGGCCCATCGTCGGGCACGTACATCAAGGCGTTGCCGACCACCACGAGGTGTTTGCAAATCTCGAAGGCGGTGGTGTGGATGGCCTTGGTGCTCAGCTCCGAGGTAACCCGGCGCTCAACGCCGGCAAGGCCGGACTCCACTTTCGTCTTGATGTTGGGACGTTGACCCAGCTCAGCCAACACTTCATCTTCGATCTTGAGACGGAAGATGCTCGTGTTGGCGGGAAACAGGGCCAGCATCATCTTTGCCGCGATGTTGTTCACACCGCGAGCGCCCACACTTTGGTAAGGGGTGGGCAGCTTGGCGTTCCCGTCGATGACCTTCGGGAACAGTGAGGGGATCGTCAGCTCTGCACAGGCGATTCCATCTTGGATGTAAGGGGAGCGGTCCGACTCAAGTTTCGAGTAGACGCCTGCCGCTACACCCTGCTTGGGTGCAGTCATCGGCAGTCCTTAGGTGGGGATGTTCAGGCCAGAGAGGCCAGTGACCGAGGCGGAGCCTTCGGGGATCATCAGGCCAGAGCGGCCGGACTTCTTGGGTTTCGCGCCAGCCGTTTCGACCACAGCGGGTTTCACGGCCTCGGCAGGGAGGGGCACCGCAGCGGCAGGGGTTTGCGCTGGCGGCGGCTTGGAGCTACACAAGGGGTCAGCTTCCTTTGAGGACGGTTTTGTTTTGGAGGTCGAACTGGCGCCGGAGATACCGGACCACCGCGAGTTCGCCTTGCTTGAAGCGCAGGGCCTCAAGGCTTGGCGTTACGTCAGGGTCTGGGAGCGTGTCCGGCCATCGCTTCTCCAGTTCAGTCATCAGTTCCGCGCTGATCGGCGGGAACCGTTGGGCCTTGGCGGACGTAGCGTTCACCTAATGAGTGGGTTATTCGCTCAGCGGCGGGTGCTGCGGTTGGCGGGACCTACCGCCGCCTCGAACACATCGCCAAGGACCTCGTTAACGAGTTCGCGGGTTTCCCTCGCGAGCACGTAGATGCTGCCGATGAAGTAGTAGGCAATGCCCCACACGGCGCCCAGCGCGAAGCCAGGAACAACCAACACCACGAATAGCGCCAGGGCCACCAGCCACGATGCGGTCACCTTCAGGCCGTTCACGAGGCTCGCTCCGTACTTGCTCATGTCCCGCTTGAAGCCGTGGCGAAAGCCTTGCCAGCACGCCGAGATGCGTTCCTTGAAGGGGACCGCGAGGCCCTTGAGGACACCGTAGGCGCTGACGGCGTTTTGCGCCGAGAGGTACAGCGAGATGAGCGGGTAGATGGCGAACACCGCGAGGGCAACGGAGAGGATGATTGCGAGGGTCATTTGGGGTCCTTGAGGGATGCGAGGTGGGCGGCGGCGCGGACGATGTACTGGTTGAACCAGCGTCGAATCGCGTAGCTGCGCACCACGGAGATGGCCGTGTAAATGAGGCCGATGAGGAAGTTGTCGTGAAGGGTCAGCGACGTGAAGCCGAACACCGGGAGCACGATCAGATTCGCGGCGAAGTTGATGCCGAACCCGATGAGCACGTTGATGACGGCTTCCGCCAGGGACCCGAGGCGGGTCTGGCTCATTTCTTGAACCTGTCATCCATGTCCGTGTGCTCCTCGATGTAGGCACGGAGGAACAGCAGGCAACATTGCGCGTGGTCGATGTGGGACTCACCCGATTCAGGGTCGATGTCCTCACCGTTCATCCATGCGTCGAGATGGCGGATGGCTGCGTTGTAAGGCTGCGTCCACGGCATGCCTTTTCGCCAGTTGTGCGGGTCGTACTTGCGGGCGCCGAACATGAGCACCCGCACCATTCCGTGGAGGTACTTGAAGGGCAGGAGCGCCCACATCAGCTTGCCGTGGTCGGCCTTGACCGCTGCACCCGGCTTATTGAAGCCGCCGTGTTGCTCGATGTGGGGGCGGGGTACGGAGCCCGTGGGAACGCCGTAGCCTTCACTCATCGATTGCCTCTGCAATCAGCAGCAGGAGATTCGCAGCGTCCTCGGGTGTGCCCATTCCGGTTCCGTCTCCCTGAACCTCGTAGCGCATCACTGCATTGAATTCGGCTTGCTCTGTCATGCTCGCGTCCCACCAGTGGGGCGTAGCGTTCACGATGCACCGCGCAGCAGCCAGGCGGAGGCGCTCCGGCATCAGCTTGGGGGTTGCCATAGCTTCACTTTCCTTTTGTTGTAGTCGTAGTCCGTGTGTCGGCAGATGCGAGCGACACGGGCCTGAGTCAGAGCTACCTCTTCGGAGAGACCTTTGGAGGCGTAAAGGGAGACCACACCGGCCCACAGGTTGTCGGTCGGTTCCCTGCGGTAGCGGGTCTCGGTGGTGCCCTTGCGGGGGCCGGACTTCATGACGTGTTCGTAGGGCACCAGAAGGTGCGGCTCGTTGCACATCTCGTCGGCATCCTTGGGGCCGGAGCCAGGACAGCCCGCGTAGCCGTCCGTGGTGTCGCCCGTGATGGTCTGGTGCATGTGCCACCAGTCGGCCTCTTCCTCGTTGATGTCGAAGAAGCGCCCCTTGCCGAAGTCGTAGTGGCGACCCGGAAGGGTCTTCATGTCCTTGTCGATGGTGCAGGCGATCTTGTCGCCCTTGATGAGCGTCGGGTGCGTCAGCAGGATGCCGAGCACGTCATCACCTTCGAGACCGGGGCGCATGTACGCCTTGCCCGCGTACTCGGACTGAACCCACTCCCACAGGTGACGCCGAAGGAGAGGCCTTCGGGTTCCCTTTCGGTTGCCCTTGTAGGTCGGCAGGATGTCGAGGCGCCAATTGCGGTCGAGGTCTGTCAGCGGGATCACGAAGTCGGTGGCCCCAACGGTGTCCACGAGGGACTCGATGGCGAACCTGAGGGCATGCTGCCCGTCCGCCTCGTTGGCGTTGTAGGTCCAGATCCCGTCATCCCAACGGTGCTCATGCTCCACCTGAAGGGCCGACTGGTAGATCAGCACGTCCGCATCGATGATGGCGGTGAGCTTGCTCATTGCGACAGCGCCCCGCCGATGGCCTTCAGGGTGAACAGTGCAACTGCTTCCGCTGCGGCCAGCCACCGCATCTGCACCTCAGCGCCGAGAGCTTCCCAGTCAGGCATGGGCTTACCGTCATAGGTCAGGCCCCCAGCCTTTTTCTTGTACGCCTCATAGGCGGTGGGGCCGAGGCATGGGGCGATGGCTTTCCCGATGCTTCGACCGGCTTCACGAGTGTTAGAGGAGTCCATGTGC